ATATTCCAACACGTCGGCTCGATGCTCTCATGGACACGATCGAAGAAACCAGCGGCAAGATCATTATCTGGGCGCGGTTCCGAAAAGATATACAGCGGATCGAAGAAGCACTAGCCAAGAAGTATGGCTTCCATTCTGTCGGTTCATATTATGGAGACACGAACGAAGATGCTCGAGAAGAACTGGTTCGCAATTTTAGCGACCCGGATCACGAAACTCGGTTCTTTGTGGGCAACCCGCAAACGGCCGGATATGGCTTGACCCTGGTGTCAGCCAACACAGTGATCTACTACTCGAATGACTTTAATCTTGAGACTCGTGCTCAATCAGAGGATCGGTGCCACAGGATCGGTCAGAAACATCCCGTCACTTACATAGATTTGTTAGCAGAAGGTACTGTGGACGAGCATATTGTTCGGGCACTGCAAAACAAAATCAAGTTGGCGGGTGCGGCTCTTGGAGAAGAGATGCGAGAATGGTTGAAAGTAAAATGATGGACACGACAAAATTCAAATCAGTAGCCCTGCCGATAGAGGCATACGAAATGGCAAAAGAACTTGCCAAAGAAAACGAGCGGAGCATAGCCCGTCAGATAAGTTTCCTTATCCGACGAGCCAAGTCTGGCTCTTGCGACTCTGTTGAAGAGTCGGAGTAAGGTGCCTGGCAGCACCTGTCTCCGCCTGGACACTCGGAACAAGTGACGGGGTCGCAGTCTCGCTGCGCCCCGCACTCGCATTTCTTCTTATTTCTTGATGGCATTAGACTTGCCGTGACCTTCCACGGTGTCCAGATTATACCTTCCCTACTCATCTTCTACCCTCGCTGGTCTAAACAACTCATGTGCGATCGCCAAACGTACAAACTCGCTTTTGGTTTGACCCCGCTCCCTAGCACAAGATGTTATCTCGTTCAGCATTGCCATGTCTAGATCGAAGGACATCGTAGTTCTGTTCTCAAATTTCTTGGGTCTACCCATCTTAGTGTTTTGGGACATTCTTCAAAAACTCCTCTTGTGTTTTTCGCTTGATATTTCTTGCCATCAATTGGGATCCCAGCATCACAATGTTGCTCAGTTCACCTTCCGTTAACTCGTGCACAATTAGCTTGTCGTCCTTCAAGATGCACATCTCAGGGTTCATGCCATCGCGCAAGTAACAAAGGTCAGTGGATTTCGGGGTCTTCATCTTCTCTCTCCTTCTTCACAATTTCTAGAACACGGGACACAACCCGACGCTCCAGTTCATCTGGACTTATTTGCTGGGGCATCTTGCCAATGGCCGTGTCCAGCATCTCGTTGATCATGTCCACCATTTCATCCGACATCCACTTAACCTTTTCAGTTTTGTCCGAGATCTGAACGGCAAACCTGTTGGCATGTCCTCTGTCGGTGAACGCCGCGTACAAACGTATCTGCACGTCGTCTTCTTCCAACCAGATACCCGCCACGCCAAACCAAACCTTTTGACTTTCGTCTTTGGTCGGCAACAACTCCGCATCTAAGAAACAGACGCAGACCATATCCGCATCTTCAATCTCTGTTTCAATCGATTTGTTCGGTACAAAATCTACTACATCACCCATCTGCTTCTCCATCTGAACCAAAGATAATCCCGGCAAGGACACCCATATAGTCCGTTAACTCACGCCACTCTTCATCGTGATACAAATCTCCTTCCGGGATGCCATGCTTTCTGTAAAAGTTCACAGCATTCACAAGAAGATCCCACTTATCGGCGTGTTCTTCCTCAAGTATTATTACGCTTCGTTTCTGTACAATAACGTGTTCTTCTTCATCATCCATCTTGTCCCCCTTTCGAGACTGACATGCAGACAGCAAATGTCTGCCTATGTAGTGGATCATCATTATAGATCTCCACCAAATCCATACAGGTTTTGCGTTCCATCTGAACCTTCGCCGCCTCAACGCTGTACACGTTGCTGGCAACTATCGTCATAACCATGAATACATATTCCATTAAAACTTCGGCTCCCACAGAACCCCTTCTTTTGCTTTGCGATCCAGATCCAAAAACCTGTTCCACAAAAACTCGTACCTTGCGTCTTGCGACTGGTCGCTCCAGTAGTAGTCCACCCACTCCCGGTACGCTTCTTCTCTCGCATCGATCACAGATATCAGGTTTGGATCATTCATTTCCGTGCCCGCTTCTCAAGCTTCGCTCGTTTGCGTAGCGTGTGGGGCATCGGCTGTTGTAGTTTTTTAGTGTTCTCCCGAGCCAACTCCGCGGCTCGGGCGATTGTTGCTTTTTGTTGGTCGTCCATAAGTATCCTCACTTTGCTGACCCCGTCCACCATGGCCGGGCTTTGTCGTCGTACCAGTAACCGTCAACCAGAATTGAACTGCACCCGTGCAGACGGGCGTAGTACGCACCGTCCGATGGGGTGAAGTTTTTGACGTGACTTTTCAGCCTTGCGACTGGGATCACTTCAAGCTCGTCCGCAGCCGCGGCTGCCGTTTTTTTATTCTGCATTTTCTTTCTCCTTGTGTGTGTCGATTGTGTCTTCCAAACCAAAGCACATCAGATAACCACCATCTTGGATGGCATCAGCCAAACGCTTGTACACTTTGCTTCGGATGTAAGAGACGGGTAGATCGTCGCCGTTCAGTTCGTTGTGGCGAACCGCAATGGAAACATTCATAACGCTGTCATACCGCTTCGAGTACTCCTTGCCCCAAGCTTCTTCCATCTTTTCATCTACACTACCATCCTCTGCCTGTATCAAAAGATCTTCGGCCTCGTTCAAAGCCGTAGATACACGACGCAACGCTTCGTAAGCATTCCCGTCCACAGGCTGATCCAACATCTCGCGCTTCATTAGCTCGATCTCATTCTGGATCCCGTTCAGTTCGTTAAATAAACGTTCAAAGTTTTTCATTCTTTATTCTCCACTTCCTCGGTGTCTTCGAGATACCAGTCCTTCGCCGCATCCCATCCGATCGCTTCTCGCAACAATTCAAATGCCTTGTCTTCGGCTTCAATCTCGTCGTCAGCTTCAACCGAGTAAACGTAAACCGCGTCACTGGGTCGAAAAGATACCTTGTATGATTTACTCATCTTCATCCTCTTCCACATTAAATCGCACCCAGCGTACACCTTCAGCGATCTCTACAACTTCCCATGCTGAACCCTTGTATGTGTCCAGCCACTTATAAAAATCTGCAACACTGATATCACTCATCTTCATCCTCTTTCGGTGTCCATCTAAATATGACCATGCACCCATCCTCTTGATGGTGGTTTATCTCCCAGTCATGCATCGGACAGGTTTCCAGCCACTTATAAAAATCTGCAACACTGACATCGCTCATGCCATCAATTCCTCCATCAACTCCTTCAATTCTTCGTCGGTGTTGTAGGTGCGGATCTCGAAACTCGGCTCTGGAGCCTCGGTGCTGTCCGGCATAAACTCGATCATGTACTGAACCTGTTCTAGCGTCAGGGTCGGGGCACAATCTTCGCCCTCTTCCGTCGTGCCAACGTACAAAGCCTTACCAGCCAGCGGCTGGGGATAGCCCTCAACTTTGAAAAACCGCTGATCATCCGCATACAATCCATTGTCATCTACATAGATAACATCGCTCCGATCATGGAACCGAACCGCGTCAATCGTCGAACACTCCATCAAACGATAAATGTCCTTCAATCCTAGCCGACGATCCAGACTCGTCTCCGTCACCGTCTTGGCAAAAGGATCAATCAAATATACTTGTGTCGCCATTACGCTTTCCTCCTAGTATCCCTGTTTCCAATTATCGTCGAAATGATTATCCAGAGCTTCGACCCAAGCCTTCGGCATCCACCCATCAGGGGCATCATACCCGTGTGAAAAGTTGTCTTCGGGAATCAACTCTTTGCCGTCCTTATCCTTGACGCTCATAATCATGTGGTTGTGACAGCCCCATGTGTCCGTTTCCACCGAAACTTGAAACTGTTCTTCGATAAATCTTCCCACCAGTTCTGTCCCGTTCCAGCCATCGCCATCATCGAAACCAAACTTGTCAAACGCTTCACGCCAGTCAAAGTAAATCGTGTAATATGCCATTACGCTTTCCTCCGTTCTGCGCGAGAACGCTCAATAGCAATGCGAGCAAGCTCGCGCTGTTGGTTAAACCAGTCTATCTCCATGGCCGTAACCCACGCATCAAAAGACTGTTGCTCGGCTATCTCTGCACGAGCCTCGACTCCCGAAACTTGGATCTTGGTATCTTGTTTTGGTTTCATTTTCCTTCCTCTCTGATATACTCACCATGTTAGATGGTGATATCCAATATATAAGGAAACCCAATGGAAATGTCAAGCAAACTGAATGAGAATGTAGCAATGCAGACCATCACTTCTCTGGTTGACGACGAGCCGCCGATGGTATCCGAAGACGCAGAACCGTTGACGTTGCTTGTCGGCAATGAGTACGAGATGGGCTGGCGTTCAGTACACATCCACGGCAAAAACGAGTCGGTGTACATCAAAGAAACGGGTGCCGGGCTGTTGCTGAAGGTCATAGCGAAGTAGGCTGATACACTGTGACAGATACAAAGCTTATTTCTGTGAGATTTTTTGAAAACAAATTTCTGTGAAATTGCTGTATCACTGTATCACTGTATCAGATTGGCTGTAACTGGCTGTGAGTAAGGGTTGTAGCTGATACACTTCTGATACACCAACTGTATCAACTGTATCAGGGTGCATTCGTACTGCCCAATCAGCCTTGTGACTTTGTTGTATGTTGTTATAAACTCAGGGAAAATAGCTTATAGGGGGTGAAAATGAATCCGCGTTTGAGCTTTTGGAAGAACAAAACAACCGTGCCCTCGTGGGGTTTCGGTCTTGTTTGGCGCGACAAAAAAGGTTGGATACATTATCCAGTGAGATGGCACGGCTTCCGCAAAAGCCTGATCAAAACCTGGGAACATTACAAACATGCGAGGAAACATGGAGCCTGAAGTAGAAGAGGAAAAAACGTCTGGTTTTCTGACAAACCGACAAAAGGAATTTGCTAAACTTATCGTTGACGGCATCTACAGTAACGCCGAATGCGCCCGACGTGCAGGGTACAGTCAGAAGGTCGCGGTGAAGTACGCGCACAAACTTTTGAACGGCAAAGACTTCCCGCTTGTTCCCGAACACATCGCGGAGCTTCGTCAAGAACGCGAGCGCAAGTATGGCGTGACGCTGATAGGTCAACTCAAAAGACTGTCTGATCTGTCGCACAACGCGGAGTCCGAAGGACAGTTCTCTGCCGCCATCAACGCAGAAAAAATTCGTGCCAGTTTGGGTGGGCTTACTGTTGACCGCCGAGAGAACCAGCACATCCATTCGTATGACCAACTCACCCGTGAGGAAATCATTGCCCAGCTTGGTCAGCTTAGAGACGAACACCCTGCCGCGTTTGTCGAGGGGGATTACGAGGTTGTAGAACATGGCGACACCAGAGAAGAACCTTTGGAACAGATTGAAGACCAAACTTCCGAAAGGAACGCACAAGACGCGGGTTGAAAATAGGGCGGGTACGGGTGTGCCTGATGTCCACCTTTGTGTGGCAAAAACCGCCTTTTGGGTCGAATTAAAATGCACAAAAGGAGACACAGTCTCCATAAGACCATCCCAGATTGCATGGAATATGCAGTATTCTGCGGCTGGTGGCATCTCCTTCTTCTTAGTTTCCCGGCTCAAGCCGCCTTGTCTATTTTTATTTGACGGGGGTGAAGCCCTGCGTCTTGCGACTGATGGCCTTGGATCCGGCAGCCAGGCCCGGGCAGCCTGGACCGGGGATGATCTTGCGTCTTGCGTCTCTTTCATGATTGATCGAGCTAGCTCCTGGGCCCGGTGATCCGGGCAGCCTTGCGCCTTGCGCCTCGATAGATGAGACGGCAGCCCCTGGGGACGGCCGGGTAGCTCCGCGGGCAGCCCTGCGCCTTGCGACTCCCACCCTGCGCCTTGCGCCTGGCCCGGATCCGAGTTGCGGGCAGCCAGGCCCGACGGCCGGGGACTCGAGGGTACTTACTCATCAATGTTTGGGCTCGGAAACGTTTTTAACTTCGGGGTTCCAACAAGCGCGGCATTGTCCACACTTGC